GCAGCTCGTGGTTGAGGTTGGCTGTGGCTAGCTGGTTGAGCTGCTCGGGGGTGGGTGTGCTGCCGTCTGCGATGTCACCAACGAGGGTGTTACGCAGGGCGTCCGCGGCGGGCAGTTTGGCTGCCGCTTCCTTGACCTTCTTGTGAAGGGCTTGCGCGGTTTTGATGGGCTGCGGGATCTTGCCGCCGCTGCTTTCGAGGTGGGCGAGTTCGCGGATGATGGCGAGCATGGTGCCGGCGTAGGCGTTAGACATTGGGGGTTCCTTCGGTGGTTTCGTCTTCGGTGGGGTCTTCGGTGACCATGAGGGCGTCGTATGCGCTCTGGTCGGTGTCTGAGAGGTAGCGGGGTTCGGGGGCGGTGAAGCCGAGTGTTGCGAGGGCTTCCGCTTCGTTATCGGTCATGCTGCGATCCCGTCGAGTGCGTCGGCTAGCTGGTCTGCGAGGTGCCAGGCGTGTTCGGCGGTGATGCAGAACAGCAGGTAGTTGTCGTTGAAGATGGCGACGCCGGGGGTTGTGCCGGTGTCGTGGGCGAGTTCGGCCCGTGCGACGCGGAGGTTTTGACCGGATGCGATGTTCTTTGCGTACATGTCGCGGCGTGATTTGAAGGTGTTGCCGTTCGTCATTGTGTTGGTCCTTTGTGGGATTCGAGGGCTTCGGCGAGGTCTACTAGCCGGTTGCTGAGTTCGAGTGCTTCTGCGGGGGTGAGGTGGGCGCTGTATCCGCCTAGGCCGATGAGGGCGATTCCTGGCGTGGGCGGTTCTCCGTCGCGGGTCCAGGTGTGCGGGATTACTTTGTTGAAGTAGGGCCGGCGGTGTTGGGTGGTCATTTTTGGGCCTCTCGCGCTTGGTACATGGCTAGCTGCGTCTCCGCGGCGGTGGCCCGGCATTTCCAGTGGTTTGTTTCCTGCTGCTGGTGCAGGAACTTCAGCCGGTAGGTTTCGGCCTGTGCCTCTACGGGCCATCGCATGAGGGTTTTTTCGGTGTATTCGTACGCCATTAGCTGGCCTTCCTTTGTCTGCGTTCACGGTCTACGGCTGCCACTGCTGCGTTGCCTGTCGGGTCTCGCCATAGGGTGGTTTTCCCTTGGTGCCGTTCCGGCTGGTTACGTGTGCTTTGGAGCAGTTGATTCAAGGCGGCTGCCTGATTTCGGTAGTAGATGACCTGCTGCTGAAGCGACGCGATTTTCTGTTCGTCGGTCACTGGTTGCCGCCTTCGTAGATGGCGAGCAGTTCTTCGAGGTGCTGGGCCTTCTGCTGCCATCTGCGGCGCTCTAGCTGTTCCTGTAGCGCCTTGGCCTTCAGCGCGTCGCAGAGGCGTTCTAAGTCGCTTCTGGTGAGCTTCATACGGCGAGCCTGTGGCTCATGCGGTCTGCTTTAGCGAGTGCAGCGTCACGTTCGACTTTCAGCGCGGCTATCTCGGCTTCGAGGCGGCGGTTCTTCTTCGTCAACATGTTGATCAGTCCCTGCCTCAGGCCTGCGAGTCTCTGCCAGTCGTCCGGGGTGTACGTTCGGTTTTCGTTCATGCTGCGCACTCCTGGTGGTGTTCGTGTTCGCCGTCATTCAGAGGATCGCCACAGATGAGGCAGAGAAAGTTGGTTCCTAATGCGTTCCCATTACCTAGGAAGCTAGGAACAGTAGGGAGACTAGGAAGACTGACGGAATCTCTACTGTCAGAGTTCCTAGAGTTCCTAGAGTTCTTAGGTTCCTGACTAATGGGTTCAGGGTAGGAACACTGTGAGTTGAGCCTGTAGACGTACGGTTGGCCATAACCTGCGGGGCTTGATACTCCCAGCGCCTTACGCGCATTCTCAGAAGCGGTCTTCCCGAAATCCAGTTCCTCTAAGTGCTGCTTGAGGTCTTCGGTCGGGCACCCATTCGGATGGTTGGCCATGTACGCGGTGATGGCGTCCTTTGCCTGGTCCTGCTTCGACTTAGGCCGCGTGGCTTGGTCTTGCAGTTCCTTCCATTCGGCAATGAGGTTTCCAATGTTTGTATGCGCCCGGGTATAGGTATCCAGGCAGGCCGTGGTTCCGGGGTCATCGTCGGAAACTTCCCGAACATTCTGGATTTTGAGGCGGTACTTCACCGCGTCGGCCTTGCCTGTCACGTTGGACTTGTCCGGACCAATCCACACGTACTCACCGCCAGTTTCCTTGTCCTCTGGCGACCGCGCCGCGAACAGCACCATGCGGGCCTTTTGCCGTAGGACCGCTGTGGACCCCATAAGGTCACGGGTGTTGGCCGTAGACATTCGGTTTGTGTGAGTCATTAGGATCACGGCGAGGCGGTGCCTCTGAGCGAGCATCTTCCACGGGTGCATGGCCTGCCGGGCCTGCTGGGAGTCCTTGAGCGTCAGGGTGCCGGCGACGGTGTCTACCCATGCATCTACGACGATCAGAGCCGGGTCTATGTCACCTTGTCCCAGGTATGCGTCCAGAGTGGCCATATCGCCGTTCATGGCATTGCCGAATACCGGGTTTCCCGTGCCGTCAGCTTCGCTTGAGAACAGGTAGACGTGGTCCAGGTCAGCGCCTGCGAGGGATAGCCTGGCTTTCACTTCGCCGGGGTTGTCCTCAGTGACGATGACAACAACGTCGCGGGGTTTCCGGGCTGGAAGGCTGATCGAGGGATCCGCCCGTCCTGCGGTGATGGCTGCGGCCCACCGCACCCATGCAAGCGACTTGCCTAGACCTTCCTCACCAACCAAGACGGTTATCTCGGAGTACGGGATCCAACCTTTGGCCAGCCATTGCGTCGGCGGCGGGGCCTTGATGTCTGACAGCTTGCGGGGCTTGAGTGCCGCCGTTCCCTGCGGGTCTTTCCGCTGTTCCCAGTAATCTGCGGGCGGTTCTGCATAGTCGTCGGTCATTCGGCAACCTGCGAGCTGGTGAACGTTCCGAACCTGCCGGGGGTTTCGTGCTGGAGGATCCAGTTTGCGACTTCCCAGCGCTGGTATTCCTTGACGGTGAGTGCTTCGCCAGTCCCTCGGGGCGCAGTGCGGGCGTTCATGCTGCGGCTCCAAGCAGGGAGCCAATGGTGTTCTGCTGCTGGGGCGTGAGGGCCGGCCAGTCTGCGAGAATGGATGCGATGTAGGCGGCGCGTTTCGCTGCTTGCGTGCCTGGCGTTTTGTGCGGTAGTGTTATTCCATCTTCCGGGGTACCGAATGAGCGCGGTCCGGGGGTAGCGTTAGTCACCTAATTGACTCCTTGAGAGTTCTGGCCTTAGAGCGGCAGATTTAAAAGGTCGGCTTACGTGTCGAAGCCTGCAACTTCCTACAGTTGCGGGCTTCAACTTCTGAGGCCCTACTATCATATTAACTGACCCTGGGCCACCTTCATAGACCCCTTGGCGCGTCGCCCTGTGGATTGTCTGTGGATAGAATCGCGGATCTTGTGGGGATCCTCTAAGCGCCGAATTACATGGCTGTAACTATCTCCCGCCGGTCCGGCGTTCGCCGCCTTTTGGGGCCGTCCCGCTTGTGGGAACCCAACAGAAAAAAATAATTCTCAGAAATCCCACACTTTGGGTTACAACTGGTCTAAGATTCAGCCTTTTGGCGTGAACCTGACCTGCTCGTCCGAGAACTTGATGCCCGGGCCGCTGGGCAGGATGGTTATGTCCACCACAGCCCGGATGATGGCCCTCTTACGTTCCAAGGGCGTAGATTCCCACCTGGCGGCGGCGCCGGGGCCTGTCATGCCGTCGAGGATCCGCACCGGCTGTAGCTTCCGCGCCTCACGTTCCGCGCTGTCAAGCTGCGCCTTTAGCTGCTCGTTCATTCGGGCAAACTGACGCGCTGTAACGTCCCCCTGAGCGAAGCTATCCGCAGCCGTGTCCATCCGGGCGAGTATCGCGTCACGGGTCGTTAGAGCGGCGCTGAGGGCGTCCGGCTTGGCACTCGTGGCGGTGATGGCGTCGGGCAGGGTCAGGAACTGCACCATGAACTCGTTTGCAAGGTCATCTACCGGCTCCATTAGCCGCGTGACTTTCGTGCAAGACGGGCACACGTAGCACGGCGGTCGGCTCTTGCTGATGTTGGGGCGCATGGCAGCGCCGCACCTGCCACAGATCGCAATGCCCGATAGTAGATGTTTCGGCGCCAGCCCACGTGAGTGTATGCGGTTCGGGGCCGTAAGTACGGCGAGTGCCCGATCATAGGTTTCCTGGCTGATGATGGGTTCCCAGTCCCCCTTGCTGACAATCTGCCCCGCGTGCGTCCTGTGGCCGGCGTAACGGGGCCTGCGGAGCATGTTCCCCACAACGTTTCCGGCGAATGGATTACCCCGGCCAGTCTTGAATCCCCGGGCGTTCAAGTACGCGGCGAGGCTCCGCAGCGAGTCCCCCGCAATGACCATGCGGTAAAGCTCCCTGAGGGCGTCGGCCTGCTCCGGGTCGATTACTTCCCGATAGCCCGCGGGCCGTCCATTGTCGTCGGTGACCTGCTCCCGGCGATATCCGAACGGGGTTACGCCGTGCGGCTTCCCGCCTTTGGCGTTCTCTTGAAATTTGCGCTTGAGGCGGCGTGACATTTGCTCTACCTCGTGGCGGGCCACGCTGCCCTTGATACGCGCTGTAAGCCGCCCCTGTGGTGTTGCGAGGTCTACTTCCCCGCCGATGGATGCCAGCGCCAGGCCGTGACTGTCCGCTAGTGCGATGAACTGCTCAAGCTCTGCCGGCGTTCGGGTGAGCCGGTCCACGTCCCACACGATCACGGCGTCAATCGCGCCTTGCTCGACCGCGTGCAGCATCCGTTCATATGCCGGGCGCTTCTTGGTTCGGGTAGCCGACACGTCGTTGTCTGTGAATATCTCAGTGACGGGCCATCCGCGGCGGGCAGCTTCCCCGGTGCAGTCTTCGATTTGCCGGGCCACGCCGAGCGCCGTGCCCTCGTCGGAGCTGATGCGGGCGTACACGCCGCAGGACCGGACTTTAGCTGCCATGCCCCAAGTGTATGGGAAGAAACCTAAATCGGAGCTTGACAGGGGAAAAGAAGCCTTATAGGTTTCAAGGCGTACATAAGCCCCGCGAGTGCGTCAACACTCCGGGGCCGTGGCAACCGCTTAGAAGGAGCGATTACATGCACCACTTTACAGACTCCCCCGCCGTGAGTTCTACCGGCAAACGCTCCCCACTTCGCCGCCATGCTGAGAGCCTGGCCGCGGTCCTGATCTGGGCCGTAATGGGCGCCCTAACACTGACCTACCCCGCCGCCGTAATCTACTGGGCCGGGCGGGGCGCATGAGCGCCGGCACTCCCAAGCACAAGGCCGTTGCGTTCGAGCGCGGCACGTACGGGGACCAAGGGCAGCAGCAGGGATACGCCGCGAGCTGCGAGACGTGCGGAGCCGTGACATTCGGAGGTTTCCGAACCAAGACCGAGGCTAAGGCCGCACTACTCCACACTGAGCCCCTGCCGGGCCGCTGAGCGTGCGGCAGGTGCCTAAGGCATCTGCCACGCGCTGAACGTCCCGTTCACGTGTTCCAGCCCTTCCACGTACTCAACAGGGCGCGGTAACAAACCTTCCTGAACGCTCCGAACCGCCGGGGCGCGGCTTCCCTGATCACGACGCCTAAGGCTATGACTAAGACACGTCCCGAACCGGGCCGGGTCTATGAGTCGTAGGCAAATGACGCTGCGTGGGGTCGGGGGCGTCGGGCTTTTTTGGGGTAGGGGTTACTCACCAAGAAGTAACACTCCCACCGGGAGCCCTCTATCAGTAAAGCCAACCAACCAACTACAGTGACGGGCATTAGCAAGGTCTCAGCCCGTCACTGATCACAACAACTAACCATGGGGAAAACCAAATATGAGCACTCTCTACACCGTCCAGGAACTCGCCGGACTTCTGGACATGAGCCCGACGCAGGTCTACACCGAATTGCAGTCCTTCCCTCACCTGAAAACAACGGATCCGGGCATCATCCGATTCACGGAAGAACACGTTGCCGAAATTCGGGCCATCCGAGCAGCCGGCCCCGCTGAGCAGTTGGAGCGTTACCAGCGTCTCGTTGCCAGTGGCGATGAGGTCCGGGTACTCGATGAGCAGGGCCAGACGGAAGCTGAAGTAGCTGGCTGATCCACCAAACATAGAAAACCCCTGTCAGTCTTTGCGACTGGCGGGGGTTTCTTGTTTGGCCCTCAAGCGGACAAGGGGCCTAGTGGCAGGAGCAGACGCAATGTTCCGCGGGTTCCAGAAACTCATAATCCGGCTCCAAGTCTGCGTAAGCATGTGGGCCGGGATCCGACAACAGGTCATCCAGCATCCGGCCTACCGCGTCCACGTCTATCTTCACCACGGAACGGATACTAGGCCAGGGGTGTGACAGTGAATGTCCCACAAGCTGCGGGACAATCGCGCAACGGCTTGTTGCGTAAACTCGTGGAATGGAAAACAAGATGCTCTGTGACGCCTGGCTGGAAGGCCCAAAGGGCAAAACGCGCTGTCACGCGCCGGCACCGTTCGAGCTTGTACGTATGGCCTCAGACTCAAACCTTTATCTCTGCCCGGTGCATGTCGGGCCTGTTTTGGAGCACGCGCCGGACCTGCCCTGGCCTCCCACAATCCTCTGGACCGGGCAGGGGGAAATACCGCCTAACGGGCTCCACTGGCGGGAAGTACAGCGCCGGGAAGAGGCGTACTGGGAAGAGATTCAGGAAAGCACGATGTACCCGGATATGGGCCCGCCGTCGTAGCACGCCTGTACTGCTTCCCTGAAGCTCAGCACAACGCAGAAACCCCCGCCGGGCTCTACGCCTGACGGGGGTATTCCACTTCTACAGCACCAACACGCGCCCGGCGCGGTTGCCGGCTGATCGTCTGGCCTTGGACTGCAAACCAAACAAGGCGTTAGTGCATCCCACCAGCGGCGAAATGTCCGAGACAACGTTCTTGCGGGTCCAGTAGAACGCTGTCTCGCCTATGTGCTTCTGCCGTGCCGCGTCTACCGCTGCGTCTAGTACAGGCTCCCCAACATGGCTGGCCTTACCCTGCATCACCGTGTCATAAAACGCGCCGCAAGCCTGCGCATAGTCCCTCAAGCTGATCTGTTGGGTTCGGATCCGCGCGCGTTGCAAGTCGGGCAGTAGCGCACCAGCAGCAGAGCCGGCGTCAATCACCACGGCTACAGGGTTCCAACGCTGTTTCAGTTCAGTAAGCCGGGTAGCAACCCAAGACGTGCCCTCTCGGCGGTCCACCACTTCAAAATGGATTGTGCCGTCCGCCAGGTAAGACGCGGAGCAGATCGTGGCCGATTCGCGGCCCGGTGGAACGTCCACAGCAAACGCCACAGCTTCCCCCGGGCGGGCGTCCTCATCCTTCGCCGCTGACCAAACAGCAGCCGGGATAACAGACTCACCGCCAAGCTTCGCCCAAATTCCGAGACGTTCACGGCGGAACTCCTCATCCCCAAGCGTTGAGAGTTCATTTGCCACGTGGTCAAGGCTCATCCGAACACCCAAGCCGGGGTTAGCATCATGCCAGGCGTCCAGGTCATCATTCGATGCCGTGTCCTGCGCTGACCATTCAAAATAGGCGAGCCGATCCGACGCCGGATCCTTGCCGCGTTCCCGAAGGTCTGCGAGGACTTCCGAGTTCAACTGACCAGCAGACGACGCAAACCAAAGCTGAGTGTTGCCGTGCATGGTGTTTGCCGCCATCGTGGGCAACATAGCCGCCATCTCCTTATTTTGGAGACTGTAAGCCTCGTCAAGGTAGACGGTATGAGCGGACCAGCCGCGGCCTGAGCCTGCGGAGCGGGCCACAAAACGCAGACGGTTGCCGTTCTTCAACTCAATACCTTCATTGCCGTGAGACGTGGAAACCTTCGACACCTTCTGATCCAACTCAGGCGTGTCCTGAATCATGGCCAGGATCCGGCGGAACGCCTCAGAAGTGGTTTTGAACTCGTGAGAGCTGGCAATGGCTAGCGGCTCGTTGAACAAATACAGTCCCGCAAGCTGCCGGGCGTCCAGCACCACAGACTTACCCTGCTGCCGTGGGAGTACCAGACCAACCGTGGACGCTGCCCACTTCCCGTCGTCCCGGATCCCCAAAGAGCCTGTAAGAACGTGCTTCTGCCAGTCGTCCAGCCGCAAACCTGCGAGAGCCGCCAGCTCCACAGCATCCTCAGCAGCGGAAAACGAGTAATCCGGGATTAGCTCGATGCGTGGGCGCTGGTTGCCTGTCCGCATGCTCACCACTCCCTAGACGTTTTGAGTTTCCCGAACGCCTGTTTCGTCTCGTCCAGGGGCTTAGCCTGCCGTCTGGCATTACAGGCCGCGTGAGAGGGTGCCAGTTCCCCGTAGACGTGCCCGCCGGCGGCGATAGCGTCAACATGGTCTGCTTGGAAAGCCATAGGCGAGGGGTACGCGAGCAGGTAATCAATCGGGTGTTTGCAGATATGGCAGGGTGCGCCGTCACGGGCGCTCTTACGCTTCAAACGGTCCCGCAAGTCCCTGTAGTGCCGGTCGTTGCGCGGATCCTTCTTAGCCGCCATTAGTCCAGCTCCCCACGCCTCAGCACAGCAGCAACGACGCGGTGAGACTCCGAGACAGAATCAATCCAACGGGCCGGCTGCGTGCGTGCCAGCGGCGCCAGGTGATCCCGACGTGCCGCCGCCCATTCAAGGACGGTTCCCCAGTTGGCAGGGTCGAACTTGGCGAGACGTTCCGGCATGTCGATTGTGGTCTTCCGCTTCGGAATCATTCGGCCACCTCAGCGGGGATAGCCAGGGAAGTGAGCAGCTTGGACAACACAAGGCGCTGTTGCCGGGCTTCCACAACTGCCGGGTGAGCTTTCTTGCCGTGCGGGGAATCGATCACACTGCCCTCAGCCTTACGCGCCGCGTCCAGCTCGTTGAGGGTGTCCACGGTCCTGCAAGCTTCCAGCAGGACCAGCAGCTCATGTTCTCCAAGGTCAAAAGCATCTGTGACCGTTCCCCAGAGTTTCTTACCAGCCAAACCAAGGCCGTTCGGTGCTCTTCCAGCACTCATAAATTGTTCCTTCCAACAGGGGGCTTAAATGGCCCTCAAATCGATTCAAAAAACCGGGTGAGTAGATACCCCCAAAACCGCTACAGGGCCGTTAAAACGCCGTTTAACGCCGTAGGGCCACCAACCAAGTCGATTGATGGCCCGTGGGGGCAGACGTGCTATCTGTGCCGTAGGCGATACAGCGGGGCGGGAGGGGGTAAGCCGGGGTGGGTGGGGCCGGCGTTTACCGACCCCACCGGGGAGTGTCTTAGCTGAGGGTCATGCGGGAGTAGTGCAATTTGTTTGATTCTTGTTCGGTTCGCCATGCCGCAACGTGTTCCTGGTGTGCTGCTTCTGCTTCGTCTGCTGTTGGCAGCCAGGGCTGTGCGCCGTTGCGGAGTGCTTCGAGCCAGCCGTTGATGTCGTCGGCCTTGGGTGCTGCGGTGTTTGCTTCGGTCCACTGGTTGATGCTGCGTGCGGGCTGCTGGGTGAGCAGTGAGCGGAGCCTGTGGGCGAGGTTGATGTTGGTGAGGTGCTGGGCTGCGAGGGCCATGTCTGTTGCGTCCTGTGTGCGGCGTGCTCGGAGCAGGGCGTCTACGGTGTCGCCGTTGGTGACGCGGCTTGCCAGGCTGGTGAGCGCTTCTACTGCGGGGGTGAACAGGGTGTCGCGTGCTGCGGCGATGATGTTGTCGGCGTTGCGGCTGATGGCTGCCATGATTTCCATCTCTGCCGTAGCGACTGCCTGGCCGTGCAGCTCGTGGTTGAGGTTGGCTGTGGCTAGCTGGTTGAGCTGCTCGGGGGTGGGTGTGCTGCCGTCTGCGATGTCACCAACGAGGGTGTTACGCAGGGCGTCCGCGGCGGGCAGTTTGGCTGCCGC